ATAGCAGCGTAGATCCCTGGCAGTTGGCCACGGTCTGTTGATCGGTCAGTATTTGTTTGAAAGTTTAGGGCTTGACCTCTAGTATTCTGAGTCGAACTTACAGCATACTCATAGTAAGAATTATTAGAGTTTAAACCCTCGCACTTATTCCATATTGGAGGTAAGTTAATATGACTACTAACTGGAACATATGTCATTGAACTCGGAATCAAGCCTAACGGAATACCACTGAGGCTGGATACCATATCAAACCCTACTGGCATATTAAAACCAGTGCGATCGTAATACCCATTGAACGGCATTACTTTTTCATAGGATCTTCTTCTAGACGTATTACGAGGGACCGGGCCAGTAACTGAGATATTAACCATCTCAGGGGACACTAGAGTTCTTGTAGCCGATCTGCCTATCACACTACCACCAGTGTTAACGCCCCTTTTATAACTGTTTAAGAAAATGCCGGAGGTCAACAAGTTCGTACCCGCTCCGGCCTTTATTTCCTCACGATCAAAATACACATAAGGGATTGAGCTTGCCTCAAAATCAAACGTGTCAGGAGCAGCAGAAATCTCTAAAGAAATAAGGGGGATGGAGTGAGCAGGCGCGGTTTTACCAACAGCTTTAGTTACGAATGCTACCGCGTCCCCACTGTCAACCTCATCTAAATTTTTCTTTGTAAAGTCATAATCAGAGGCTTGAAGGACTAACTTGAAGTGAGATGATTTACCAGACCACAAAGAAGCATACTCAAACTTTTGATCATTAATATTCCTGATAAACTTATCAAGATTCGGAGGTTGGTTATATCCCGATGTAAATATTAACCACGACCCTAGTTTAGGCTCATCATCCTTATTTAAAGCGTTTGTAGTTATGTAGGAACTAACATCAAGACAAAAGTCATTATTGACGCCAAAGCAAGCCAAACGGTCAGATATGAATGTGACCATATCACTATCTAACTCAGTGTTAACGTAGTATGGGTATTCTTCAAAAGGAGGAATTTCAAAGTCCCTCCCTCGATAGTTAAATGTTAAATCAAACTCCTTCTCCCAAACTTCTCTTTGGAATCTATCAGGAAATTCCTCTACAATCTCATAAAGAATTTGATCTACTGCCAACCTAATGTTCTCATCCATACTCCTTGAAGAGTAAGTGTAAACCTTCATCTCATTAGCTTGATTAGGAGTCCAAGTATCAAAACTTTTAAACTTTGAAGATTCTGTGGCTAGGGCGTAGTAGATTAAGTAAGGAACATAAGACTCCCAAAGCTCGGTTAACTTACTCTCAATAGGGAAAACGTTTTTCGGAAAGATAGTATTTACCGTATTCTGAACAGACCTTTTGGTGCCCATCGTTTTGTAAATACTGACAGCATTTCGAAGTTGAAGCCTCCACTTCTCGGCGTCACTTCCAAACAAATCCCACCCAATTAATTGAGCAACTAAAGGTAAGTAATCATCCGGGCAATCATCCAGATCGTAGAGTGAGGCTATCTGTTCGGTATCATTATCCTTGTCATATGCGAAGAAGGACAAAGCTCTAATTAATCTAGCGAAGGGGCCGTCCTCTATCTTTGAAGAAGATTTCAGATTACTTTGTATGAACGTATTGATTTTATCTCTAACTCTGAAATCTGAACTATCAGCATATAATGGAGAGTATATAACGTCATTCCAAGTTTTTAACTTTTCAAGTTGCTGAGTTCCGCTCAAGTCAGATCTAGTCGAACTAGCGAAGAGTTCTGAGGGGTAGTAAGCACTTGAAGCATTTTTCCAAAGGTGTTCTGATAAGGCGTTAATGCCATCGTTTGTCCTTACCGGGTTACCAAAATACAAGCTGCTGACCAGTAAATCTCGTACCGTCGAGGACGGATCAAAATGCGGGCCGCTTGTATTCAAGAAATACATCCAAGACATGTTGGATATAAGGTAGTTGTGAATTGAAGATCCGTTGCCTAACGTGGATAAAAGAGACGTATCGGGATTATTTAACCTCGTAGCGGGCAGCAAAGTGTTATCAACATAACTCGCAAAGTCTTTCTCCTCAGAAAAGTCTTTGAAGTCCTTACCTAAAACATTTAAGACTTTTTGCTCAAACTGTTGGGGGGTAATGTTAGTTAGATTGTTCTGCTTTACAAAATAAAGGGAAGCCCCACTCACATTCTGAATATTCTGCGATATTGAACCGTTGATTGCGCTTACATTAAAAAGAGTTCCAAAATTGTTAGCGACATCGATATGTGAGTTTATAATTGTATCAATGGGGTCCGCAGCTTTTGGCGTTCCAGATACGTCATCCTCGTATAAGTAACCAGGAATGATATACTTTAAAGCTTCAAAGTAATTTCTTTTGAAGAAGTTCTTATTCCTTAAGTAAGTCTTACCCGACATTAGATGTACTCTACTTTAATAGCCAAGTTATTCAGTTGAATAATTTCATTAAAGCCTACTGAAATCGGCTTGTCTACATTACTCACTTCTGCAAATCTAATTTCTTGCTGATCATCTAGCAGAACTCTAATTAAATCTTGAGGAGAGAACGGCTCTGCAAAGTCGGTGTTATCAATATTCATGTAATCCACTATTGAAGCCCTTGCGGCCTGGAGAATATTGGATTCCCTTCTTCTAAACTCCTCATCAAGGGTTATTGTAACGACCAAGTCCAAGGTTCTAACTAAACCATCAACGACAACAACCTCGTCTGTAATCATTTTCTTGGACTGAACAGCCTCAAGTAATTGACGTTTATACTCCTGAGTTGCCCTTCTAAGCTGAGAATCGGACGCTCTCTCAAGAATGAACAAATCGATAATATTAGCAGAGGAGTATGCTCTCCTAACAGAAGCAGTAGCTTTGCCTGTGGACCCGTAGTTCGAAGCAAAAGTATTTGCAAATGCCTTAAAATCCTGTAGGGTGACTAGCCTATCCTGAGTTCTAAAAAAGAGGGGGGCATATCTCTTAGCTTGGCTAATACTCTCAGCGTCACGACCCCCGGTACCCATGCTAGAGTTCTCTACGGTTACTTGAACATCTGCATTCCTAACTGAGCCGCCTACCTCTCCTTCAGAGTCCCCAGTAAGTTGAGCGTTGATCGCTCCTTTATCTATATTACCTCTCGTACCCCCACCAACACGATAGGTGACAACATATCGATCCCCTAAAGCCGGAGACTTACCAATTGTATCGTCTCCGAAAAGAATGGAAGCTCTGAACTGCTCATCAGTCGTTATTTGGAAGATCTTGTCTGCGTTTCCTGAAGCAAAGTAGATGTTCTCTTCTTCTTTGTAAATTCCTGCGGTAGACAAATCTCCAGTCACATAAACCTGAGCACTCTTTTCAACATAAGGAGCCTGTGCCAATGATATGGTCTTCACATCTTCAGGTGAATTGAATATACCCTCCTCGGATACAAGAGCGCCCTCAAGAAGAACGGCATCCGTAATGGTTACCGTACCGCCATCAACACTCGTGGCAAATTCTAAACTTTGAGTCGCGTCAGTCAGATTCACCGTCCCGTTAGAATTTACTTTATATATGGTATAGCTTAAAGTTGCTCCGTCCTGGGGTGAGGTGATTGTAATAACTCTATTTGCAGGCGAAAGTGTCAGTGAACTTGGGGACGGAACAGAAGCATTAGGTGTAAAGGTTAACGTAGCATTCGCTGCCGCCGAAATAGGGCCTTTCATGCGAACTCCAATTAACTCTAGAAGTCTCTTTACACTATCCCTACTTTTAGCAGTCCCTATGTAATTCTCATTGACTAAGTAATCTGCTTTGTTAGACTGGATATGCCCAACTGCTGCCATCAACTCAATTAGTAATACGCCAAAGTCAGAGCTTTCAAAGTTGTTGTAATCCAGAGGGAAGGTGGACCTTACATACTTTAAAAGATTTGATCTTAAGGTCTCAAAGTCCGCAGAGCTATGATCTATAAGTTTTTGCTTGTTATCAAGCTTAGAAGGTATTAACTTTAAAAAGTCTGACTCAACTGTCCCTGAAAAAGAAACCATTATATTCTAACTCCAATATTGAAAGCCGTAGAGGTCGCATCCTTTACAGCGCAGAATAGATTGACCTTCAACTGGCCTCCCCGTGTTTCGAAGACCTGAATCTTGTTCATAGCGACTGTACGTAAGTATCTACGTATAGCGACAACAACCTCTTCTTTTATCAGAGAAAAAGTGGTCTCATCTAAAGGTTCCATTAAGAACTTCCTTAAATTACAACCATAATCAGGCCGCATAAACCTCTCACCCCTTTCGGTCCTGATCAGAGAATTTAGGTTTGATTTAACTAACTTCAAATCGGAAGACTTACTAAAATAACCATTTTTAGGAGAAGTATCTATGGGGTAGTTTAAGCCAGTTAATTTAGGAGATTTCAGAACTGTAGAGTCTAGGACTTTCCTAGGTGCTACTTGCCCATACTGATTTACTGTTAAGGAGGTTGTCATTTTAATTAAGTTCCTATCAAGTCAGGTCAATATTCTTAAAGAATTTTTGAGTTGCATTATAGTTATTTAGAATCTCACCATCGCTAAGAGGTCTTGAGTAAAATCTAGTGCAGCCAATGTAGCCACGGAGGCCACTTATCTGACCTCCAAACCTGCCCCCCATGAAGTTTCCATCAGGTACTCCACCAGTCCGACCACCATCAATACCATCAGTATACCCACCACCCATTACCCAAGGCGTAAAGTAACTATCAAGGCTCGGCCCTCCCGAATACTCAAATGAATTGTTTTGCTTTATAGAAGGTGCCTTATATGTTTCCCTGAGTCTTTCAGTCCCGAAGGTATCCTGATAACTTGATGTAGCTAGGTTGACACCATCTAAGTATACGCTAACTTTATTTTCTTGGGGATCAATTGAAACCGACAGTTGTGAGAATTCATTAATACAACTAGATAGCGTTTTCCCGTTAAACTTCTCGAAGACTGGAACAGTCATGCCGTACCAGGAGCTTCTGTTACAGTTATCTCGTTTTGCTATGAATCCTGCGGATGAGGAGTCGTAAGATTGAGTTGGAGCTAGGACAAGCTGAAGTCCCGCTATACCGTTCTGGGCGGCGTCATTGCTAGCATCTAGACCGGATGTGAACCTTCTGTCGCGAGTAAATCCTAAGATTGCCCCTCGAACAATCCCGGTCCCACCATCAAATGACATGTTGTTAATATTGGGCTGGGCTTGTTTAGAGTCGGATATACCTACATTCTCATTAGCTAAAATAAGGCGATACAAGCCGGAGGCATTATTACTCGTATACCCCTCAGTGACATCTCTCAAGTTAGGAGTGTGTATCCATGTTTCAAACGTCGCACCCTTAGGTTTATACAAGAAGTCTTGAAAGTCAGACTTCTCAGGAAGTTTAATGTAACTTCCATTATGGGCAAAATTCAAATTGGAATCAGGGTAAGCTACGCCACTCAGGAAAGGTATGCCCAAACCTTTGTCAAAAATACTTGAGGAATCTCCCACCATCTGAGAGTTGTATGCCTGCCCAAGTTTGCTACTGTTTCTCACACCAAAGTTAGCACCAGACGGAACATCAGTCTCGACTGTTAAGTAGTTATAAAGTGCAAAGAGACCTTCCTCTGCGATCCTAGTGTTGATCTGAACACTGGGCGCTGAAGAAGTTGCTGCATCATCAATTGTTTCACCCCTAGCAACATTCGACAACAGAATATGATCAAGGAATACAGCATCAGTGGAGTTTATCTTTTCAGTAAACTTGATTTCCAGAGGTAGTACAACGCCTGTTACATCAGTCTGATCAAGGACAATCTCTCTCTGCTCTTCAATATCTAATAAGAAATTAGAGCCAGCTAAATAGGAGAAGTCATTTACTGGGACCTCTCCGACCTTGTACAATGGTCCTTTCCCAAGGATAACCGGAACCTTTACCGCTAATTCAATCTGCTTTTTACGTTTATTAATTTTATCTTGAAAATGAGAGGCTTCGGACAACATTACTTGCCTCATATTATCAATTACCGCAATCGAGGTGCCGCTATCAACAAGGTCTTGGATGTCTGCCGATACGTCAAAAACCTTTCTATCTTTCTGGCCTTCAAGCGTCAGTAAGAGTTCATCCTGCTCGTAGAACTTGGAAATCGAGGGAGAGTTATCTTGTACGTCAGGATCTAATATACTATTGAAGTAGAACTTAAGATCCCTAGAAGAAGTTGGTATTCCTCGGCCTCCGAGACTTGGATCAAACTCCAACTTCCAAATGTCTCCATTAGGGAATCCACCCGCTCCAAATTTAACTTCCTCATCTCTTTCAGCAAGTTCAAGAAGTGCAGGCTCAATACCACTTGCTTGAGAGTCGTAGTATAAACCATCCACAGAAAGCACAAACTTGCCCGCACGAGACTTTGGAGGACCAGACTCTAACCTAAACACAGACTCAATAACTTCATCATCCTCTGTCGGTTCCAGAGATGGGTCAGCGGCGCGAGCTTCAAGAGTAGCGTCAATGTTAGCTATACCATCATCAAAAGCGTCTCTTACTTCTGTGGCTGTATCTGCCTGATCTGTTAATATTCCAAAGTTCTCAGAGATGTACTCATCGAATCCAGCAGGATCAAGGTTTGCAAATTGCTCTCTTCTTGCAGATGCTCCTGCATTGCTGTTATCTAAGAAATCTTTAAATTTCTGAAGGCACCCCTCAATCTCTCTGTACCTTCTTTCAATCTCTGAGGCTAAACCCGCAAGACCTTGAGCGACCCCTATGAAAGCCCCGATTGCTCCAGTGATGCCGCTTATAATGTCTAAACCAAATCGAGAGGAGTCCGAGAAGTATCCAAAAAATCCGTCCCTGTCGGGGAAGAGTGAAATACCTAACTCATCTCTAATTGTCTGATTAATCTTCTTAACCACACCGTCAGCAAGCTCTCTTCCTTTCCGCATAGCCTCACGCATGGCAAAAAGAATAGGGCTTGGTATCAAACCTAGTATATTGACATCGGAAGCTAAGTCTAGCATACAGCTAGGCACACCAAAGTTGGCTGCGATATCTGATATGTCTCCGCCACCACCTAGTACTGCTTTTGCGTCAAATCCCATTACGTCGCTCCTGCTCCTGGAAGGCCATCATTGTAGTCGTCAGCTTGTGGAGGCACTGGTATTATTATTGGAGGTGGCGGGTTGATGACGGGCACTGAAACGCCAAACGGCGGAACTGGATTGAAGCCAGTGATAGGAGCACCGTTAAGGCTGTGTGATTGGGCTAAATTATTAATTGAACCCGCTGCGGTGTTTGTAATAATCGTTCCCGAATCAATTTGAATAGGTCCTAACGACTTCATACTTATTCCCAATGCACTTTCCATATTGATAAGTCCCGCGCTTTGAATATTTATATTCCCAGGGAGTCCCAATGCTCCTTGCTGTGAGAATATATCTATGTTCCCAGTCTCGCTATCTAAAACAATCTTTGCATTGTTCGTAACTATATGTATCTTACTACTTAAACCAAGGGCTGCTAATATGATATCACGCCACCTTGTTTTGAGTCTTACATTACCCGACTGAGGTGTAACTCCCGCAGGGGAGGGAATTCTATTATCAGGGAGCGCCTGCGCGCCAAACATCCCTGTTGAGTTGTTCTCAATATTAATATCACCACCATCCTGAATCTTCATGGTAATATCAGCGTTTGTACACTTGTATTCGTGATTACCCCTCGTGACTATACTCAACGATCTAGCAGCGTACCCATCATTTAAAGTGGTACTATTCAAGA